GTATATTACAATGGAAATGGCTGCTGAAGAAATCGGTCGTCGAATTGATGCAAACATTATGGATATTACTCTTGATGAAGTTGCTGAAATACCAAGAGATGTATTTGAGAAACGCATGGCTCGATTAAAAGGTAAGACCGCAGGTAAACTAATTGTGAAGGAGTTTCCAACAGGATCTGCTCATAGCGGTCACTTCCGCCATCTGCTTAACGAATTGAAACTCAAAAAGAACTTTGCTCCTGATATTATCTTTCTTGATTACTTGAACATCTGTTCATCTGCTCGAGTTAAAGGTGCAGCTGCAGCAAATAGTTATACTTTAGTAAAATCAATTGCGGAAGAAGTACGTGGATTGGCAATGGAATACAATTGTGCAATCGTTACCTCTTCTCAGTATAATCGTGATGCGTATGGTAACTCTGACGTTGATCTAACAAATACATCTGAGTCAATGGGTATTACTCATACTGCTGACTGTATATTAGGTTTGGTCAGTTCTGAATATCTTGACGAAATGAATCAACTTATGATTAAACAGTTGAAGAATCGTTGGGGAGACATCAGTTACTATCGAAGATTCCTGGTTGGTATTGAACGCGCAAAGATGAAGATATATGAACTCGAAGAATCTGCACAAGAGAATATTAATCTCGAGGCTCCATCTGGAGGTGGTGGGCAACATGCAAAAAAGAACTGGGATGATAGTTCGCCAGTCTTTGATAAGACCGACATTGGTATGAGACTGAACAAACGCAAACCAGGTCAGAAAGTTTTTGGAGATGTTGCGTTAACTTAAGTATCTGTATAAATAACTCTATAGATTAATTTTAATAGGTAACAGATGAAGAGTTTCAATTCATATATAAAAGAAGCTAGTTTCTTAAAGCCTGACTACGTTATAGGACACAAAGTCGCTTTTAACGGAAAAGGTTTTAGAGAATTAGATGCTTTAGGTTATAAACCCGGTGATCACTTTGAGATTATAGCACCAACCAAAGCTGACTATACTTATGGTGATGGTCCGGCAGAAAAGTATCTAAAAGCACCAAACGGTAAAGTGATACATATGAAAGGAGCAACCGGTTTTAAATCGAGTTCCTTTACTCATGTTAAAACTTCAGGTTCTCCACCAACAGGTGCGGAATGGGAAGATGTTATTGTTTACGCCTACAATAAACTCAACGGTAAATCAACAGATGCCGCAACAGTTGAAGTAGCAGAAAAGTTTAGTGACTATGCAGATGTTGCTGATAAAATCGCAACCAACTTCAATAACCAATTAAAAGCAAAACAGTTAGTGCAAACTGGTCGCGGTATGGGAGCTATTAGTTTAGGACCTATATGGAAAGAATCAGGTGCTAAGAACAAAACACCAAAGACTGATATTGCATCCGCTGATTTCAAAGAAAAGATATCATTAAAGAAAGCAGGCGGATCTCAGCTTGCCTCACCAACCAAAGCAGAAGCTATCGCAATCGTTAAAGCAGCAATGTCGGAAATGGGCGAAGACAGAACAATGGCAGCTAAACTTGTTAGTACAATGGAAACTAATATGGCATCTCTAATATCGAGAGAGACTGCTGGTGATTTGCGTAAACAATCAAAAGCTGGTGTAAAGACTGATGCAGTGATTGATTTTCAAGCAAAGGATAAAGGTAATAGAGAATTAACTAAAATGCTCGAAGGCCTTATTAATCAAGATACAGCAGTCAATGCTTTATTTAGTAAACATATTGTACTTGAGGCAGCAACCGGTAATCTTAAGTTTGGTGGTGCAGGTTCTCCTGCCGCAGCTAACCTATTAGGTAAGTTCAGTCTAACAGGTGCTATTGAAGTTCAGCCTATCAATAGTATTAATGATCCTGTTATTGTTAAATATTCGCAAACAGTTAAACCTGTCGTTTCATTTAAGTCAGGTGGCGGCGGTGCCCCTGCATATTCAGCATTACGTTTAGGTATTAAAGAAGAAGAAACGTTAAGAGGTATTGTGTTATCTGAAATGGAAACACTCGACGGTTTAATGTTAACTGAAGACTTCCTATCAGAAGGTCCACTCGATATGTTAAAGAAAGCTGGTGATTGGGCTAAAGATAAAGGTAAGGCATTTGTAAATAAAGTTAAAGCCGCAGTTGCCAATGTTCTTGCTAAGATGAAAGCAATACTAACAAAGATCGCAAAGATGGGAAAGAAAATGTTTGCGAGTTTAATGAAGTTCTTCGGAGTAGAAGTAAGTTCAGCAACAGGTATACCAGGAAATATTTCTTTATGAAGGATTTTAAAACATTTGTTGACGAAGGTCCAAACGATCCTGCGATATTCAAAGCAATCTTTTTGGCAGGCGGACCTGGCTCAGGTAAATCATATATCGTTGGAAAAACTGCATTACCTATTCTTGGATTCAAAGTTGTGAATTCGGATGATGCATTTGAAGCAGCAATGAATAAAGCTGGTTTAACAATGGATGCTGATACTATCTTTTCAACTCAAGGACAAGAGATTCGAGATAAAGCAAAGAAAGTAACAGGCGCGAGGATGACTGGTTATTTACGTGGTCGTTTAGGATTAGTTATTGATGGAACAGGTAAGAACGCTGCTAAGATTCAAAAACAAGCAAAAGAGTTAAGAAGCTTGGGTTATGATGTAGGGATGATATATGTTAATACGGATTTAGATACTGCAATTGCTCGTAACGACGCAAGACCAAGATCACTACCTATTCAACAAGTCACCACATTATGGAAAGAAGTTCAAAAGAACATTGGTGGATATCAGAAAATGTTTGGCCGAGACTTTATTATTATTGATAATTCAGAAGGCGCAAGTATCGAATCTAATATTACAGATGGTTATAAGTGGGCAACTAAATTTTCTAAGTCTGCTATTGAAAATCCTAAAGCAAAGAAATGGATTCAGTCTTACGCAGAAGAACATTTGAATATTAATGAAGCTGATCTTGCTATGGATCGTAGTGGTATTATTGATATTATTCTAAAAGACGTTAAGAACAAGTTAATGCAAGATGTACAACGCAAAGATATTAAGACAATTAACGATATAGCGGCAATTGTTAAAAAGAAAGTAGAATTGGATTTTAAACACAAAGGCTACCTGAGGTTGAAAAATAAATGAAGTCGTATAACCAATACCTTGCGGAAGCGGACGCAAACCTACACATGACTCATCTTGAGGACGCGGTTCTCGATGGTGGTGTAAAAGGTACAAGAAACGTAATTAATTATATTCGTAATATTCGCGATATGCTATCAGGTAATACTAAGGCTCCTGTTAATATTACAACAAAGTGGGACGGAGCTCCTGCGATTTTTGCTGGTGTTGATCCTGCCGATGGTAAGTTCTTCGTGGCAAAGAAAGGAGTATTTAATAAAACTCCAAAGCTGTATAAAACAAATGCAGAAATTGATAATGATCTGAGTGGTGAACTCAATAGCAAATTTAAAGTTGCTTTAAAAGAATTCGCTAAACTCGGAATAAGTGGAGTAGTACAAGGTGATTTCTTATATACGGATGACGATCTTAAAACGGAAGATATTGATGGAGAATCGTGTGTTACTTTCCATCCTAATACCATTGTTTACGCGGTACCTAAAGCATCAGGACTCGGTAAGACAATTTCAGGATCAAAGATTGGTGTGGTCTGGCACACAACATACGCAGGATCAACTCTTGAGACAATGTCTGCAAGCTTTGGAATGGCGATATCAACAAAACTTGCGAAAGTCAAAAACGTCTGGCACGTAGACGCAACGTGTGAAGATAAGTCAGGTACAGCAACATTTACCGACGCAGAGAACAAAGCCCTAACTGCTCAGTTAAGTCAAGCAGGAGCATTGTTTAGAACAATAGATGCTAAGGTTTTAGGCGAACTCGGAACAAACGCAGATTTAAATCAAAAGGTAAATACTTTTATTAATACAAAGGTACGCGATGGCCAACGTATAGGTGCGGTCAAACCTTTCGTTAAAGATTTACAAAAATACATACAAGAATATTATAAGAAAGAAGCAGATAAGCGTAAGACTCCTGCTGGTAAGAAAACGCAAATGGATAAAGCAACGTTAGCATTACAAATCTTTGCGGCTCCAGGTAATACGAAAAAACTCGAAGCTATATTTACTCTATATGATTTGATGGTTGATATGAAATATGTTATCATAGACAAATTAAATAAAGTTGGTGGTATTAAAACACTACTCAAAACAACAAAAGGATTCGAAGTAACGGGGCAAGAAGGATTTGTTGCTATTGACCATTATGGAAAGAATGCATTGAAGATTGTGGATCGTATGGGATTCAGTCTTGCCAATTTCTCAGATCAATACATTAAAGGATGGCAAAAATAATGGCAAGCATACATTACCTCAAAAGAACTAAAGACGAAGCAGTCGTAAAGATGTACGAAACTGGTAGCAGTGGCAATACAGTAGAATTAGACATTGCTAATTTAATTTCAGATGGTCAAACATTTGATGCTAACACGGCTATCGTTACAATTAAAGAAATCTTTTGG